GCGAATAAAAACTGAGTTAAATAACTCTCCCGCTTAGCTATATCAACAATCCCCATCTCATCTCGACCAGTAATACCCACAACCCTAGGATCTACAGTGACCTCGGATTTATCGTCAAAAGTAGACTTATAAATAGGGTCATGCTGAGTAGCGGACGCAAAATTAGGTAAAAGCCTAGGTTTGTTGTAAGAAATATCCGACACTATATTAGGTTTTACATAACCAAACAACTGGGCCAAATTACCTATACCACGAACGGTCATCTCAGATGCTAATGCGTAAGGAGCGATATACGGAACCTTGGATAAATTGTTAGCTAAACTGGCCAAAATAAAAGCCGGTCTTGAGATTACTCCTTTTCCATACTCGTCACCGGATTGGGCCACCAATCCAGTAGCGGCTACGGAAGTTGGAGCACCCAAGACGACGTTTTCCGCCCAAGCAAAAACAGATATAGTAACTGGTTCAATCACCCCAGAAACGTGAGCCAATGGAACAACCTCACGAATGGCGACTTCTCCAGCTACCACTAAAGATGTACCAGTTACTGTGTAAGCGTTATCCTTATTAGAATACGGCAAACGCAAACAACCAGCAGATGACGATGTAGGATCAATCAAAATATGTGGGTTTTGCGAACCGCGGACTGCACCTAATTCCGTAGTATTCGTATTCAAAAAATCGTCATCACGCTTGTCTGGTAAAGCGCTAGCCATCAACATCCCATAATGAAAAGGTGTGCCATTAACAACTATCTTGACACACATGTCGCACTTTAAATTTCTGTATGTAGTCAATCGATTGACTACGTGCTTGTTCGTCCAATACCGCTGAAAAACTTGCAGTCTAGAACCAGGGAAAGCTGTACCAACTGTCCACGGCAAAATAGCAATTCGTACGGGTCTAGCAAAATATTTTCCTAAATCGAACTCAGAAGAATCTGGAGCATAAAAAGTATCGTCTCTAGCAGAAATATAACCTTCTTCATAACCTGCAGCATAATCCTCAAAATGAACTATATTAGCATCCACTGAATCTGAAGCTGCACCATCAAGTTGGGATTGACTTTCGTACTTTAAATAAATAAGAGTACGAGAAGCGCGACGAATACGAGTAAACTCAGGCATGCAATCACTATTGCTAGACAAAGATAGTGAGTTGCGTGGCCTAAGGGAACCAGTATTCTCGCTTTCTTCAGAAGACACACTATACTCGTGCAATGTGTCCTCCAGAGCGAAGCTAACTCTATTGTGTTTCGGACCATCCAGTCCTTGTGGAATACCACCATTTGAATTTGTAAAGGGTTTACTACTCCCTTGGTTTTCATTATTAAATTTAGTTTCGAGTAAAATTTTAAACCCGGGGATTTACTCATAACCCCAGGTCGAAAGATTCGACTACTCCAAACCAAAGCACTACAGAAAACGTCAACTCCCGTAGAGTAATCAATTGGAATGGGGTTCTATTTTTTCTAACATCTCAGCGTAAGATACGCTAAGATTTATAGAATGGACAGCAAAATCACAGTCTTCGGCCACCTGAACCATCTGTGACCGAAAAATCTCGTAATCTTGCTCCCCATGTGCGAAAAACTCGCGCAATGCACCATCGACCACAGCACCAGCCCATGCCTCGTCCGAAATCTCCGTAGATCGCATGCGTACGTGCAAAGATTTATATATGGAAGCCTTATCCAAAGCTCCCATATGCCGATGCAATGAAGAATTAAACACGGACTTTCTTTTCAAAAAATCAACATCCACCATATTCATGTAGGGTATGTGGTCACCACTTTTATCCGGAGGTGTATATTTCATACCTATAGAATTTATGTAATCAGACTTTGTCACGCAATTAAAATCCCCAAAATCTTCGTGGACGCTACCGATATCATCATCACCATACGTCATCATAGAGACAGCTGATCTAAAATTACTATGATGTGGATACACACGGAAAAAAAGCACACCGGCTAATCAAGGAATTCACTATAGAATTAATATATACCGTTAAATTGTGACCCGATGGATTACTGCCATAAAATTGCACTAACGTACCATTATAAGCTACCAATGGGTAAATTACATCGGCTACCATAGACTTCATAATGGTGAGATCATCAAGGGTATACCCCGCTTGTTCAGCCAACTCTATCAAAACACTAAAAGCAGCACCCGTTAAAGACGCTGGCATGCGTTGATCATAAGCACTATAATCGCCCGCAACAATCCTAGACTCACCATTCCCGACTATATGCTGATGCATTTCATCCCACTCTTGCGAAAAGGCATTAACCCCCACAGCGCACTCACTCAGCAATGGGAACATACTGAGATGAGAAGCAATTGGAAGAAAGTACTCTCTCAATAACATCTTCAAGGCAACTGGAGCGGCTTGAAATACTCGGACTTTGAGCTTACCAATCTTAACAGGCTCGTCTTTCAGAGAAGCTCTAAAAACTGGGTAACATCGCTCGCCGTTGCGGTACCTAGCTTTGTAAGTCTCGTAAACATCCATAATGTCTCCGTCTAACTCAAAATTTACACTGTGACCCTCTAAAGGCGGTACTGCTACCGAGAATACGCTTAATTTCCCAGATAATGGAAAGCCAACTGAAGTGTTCTGAGGCATGCGATTTAAGAATTTGTCGCCGTCCAAACCATTGATAATCGTAGGAAGATCTAATGGTTTTAAATTCTTAAACTTGGGCAGTAGTAATTGAATATAATCGACAGATGCACGAATAATACTGCTTATAGAAGGACCTATTGCAGGATCACTAAAACCCTGCATACCAAGAGACCAATTATGCCAAGATCTAACTACGGGTGGTCCCATCGGAGCAGGACCATGTGTCCTTTCTACACCAGTATATTTACGAACGCTATCTGAAATATGTGAAACGATAACCTCAGACCTGTTGGTAACCGCCCCCTTGCATGCAGATAGCACGTCGATTATAGCGCCCTCAGGAAGAAAATTGGTGGGACACTTTGGCGAAACGGGTTTGTCGAGAGTTAGCGGATCATCCCCCAAGTGGCTTTCATACATTACCGTGGGTATATCTGATGAACCACCAGGAAAGAGTGTACCGGGAACATCAAAAAAGCTTAAAGCCCTATCGATTTCACCTTTGAGTAAAGTTCCACTGGCTCCATATTGGGAATCTGTAATACCTCCCAAATGGAAACCGGCAATGCAGGGTGGTTTCATCTCACTTACAAAAACGCCCATGCACAACCCCTTGAAAGTGTTGAAATTATTAAATACATATTCAGCCCCATGGAAAGTCGCTACATCTGTGGTGACTCTTCCAAAAGTCATACGTACGCGATCTAATAGCAATTCACCTTCTGCTCCTCGGTATGTGAAGGATCCAATACATTCACCTTCCAGATGCGAAACTGGAAAATAATCAGTAAAGTCACTTTTATCACAGCCACCGGGGGCATAAATTAATGCAATGTCGGAATCTGGTACCCTATAAACTAAATCGCTTGAAGTACGTATGCGATAGCTATGTTTATTCCCCAAATACTTAACTCGCGGTATTATCTCGAGCTCCATGT